CCGTCGCGTAAAGTTTGACGTGTGTAGCTTTGAAGCCCGTCGGAATTATGACAAAGGCGTACATTTCAGAGTTCCAAGCTGGCGCCTTTACGCTGAGTCTATTTGTAACGTCGTCCTCGACCGTTGTCGGTGCTCGGTTATAGTCGTCGTTCATTATGAACTCGCTCGGCATTACTTTTAAAAGTGTTGTCGAACCGTGGAACCCGTCAGAACCACCCGAGGCGGGCGTCTGCCACGAGAGCCCGCCGGACCCGTTCGTCTCTAAGACTTGGCCATTTGTACCCCCTATTAAAGAGCCCATTTTTCCGTTTGAGCCAAGGGTCGCAACGGCTAAAGTATCGCTCGGTAAAAAACGAGGTAACTCGAGGGTATAACTGGTCCCGGCGTCTTGCGCTTGGAGGTTGACTTTTATAACCGACTCCGTAAACGCGTCTTGGTTTTTATTGTAAAATTGTAATTGAGGGGCCGCAAGTTTTCCCGCGGGCGCGTGAAGTTTTAAGTGTCCGTCATAGTCCTCGTAATCGAGTAAAAGACGTTTTAACTCGGTGTGCATCGTTTGAACGTTTACACTACTCGAGCCGTTTAAAGTTATTGTTCTATTGCCGCTTACATTGTCGGACGCAATTAAAGTCGTAAGGCCTAAAGCGTCAAAGTTGAACTTTGTGAAATTGAACCCGCTCGGGACGTTCGTCGCGTTACCTCCTGACGAGTTTATAATTGACGCTTGGACCGATACCTCACCCGGTACGCCTCCGATTCCCCCGGTACCGCCCGACCCCTTGACAAATCTCTGATTGTCGTCGTTTGTTATTGCGTGAGTTCCTTCGTAATCGACGGCCATGGCCTCCAGATCAAACAGCCGAGATTTTACCGTCCACGTCATTGAGAGCGGTAAAAGTTTAACCTCGACCTCGGCCATTGTTACGGCCCAAAGGTCGTGAAAACCCGGGAGCGTTTTATATGTGGTAAAGTTCCACGGCGCGACGAAAAATTCGGGGTTAAATAGATAAGACCCGTTCCGTATTAAGGTCGTGCGATATCTTCGGCGGGCGAGTTGCTCGGCGTTTAGTTTATGTATAAATAAATCGGGGCCTGACTCGGAATTGCGACAACGCCACCGCGCCCCGCCTGGTAAGTAGTTCGTCGCCGTATTTACGTCGTCCGCTAAAAGGACGCCGTTAAGCTGGCCCTCGTATTGGTCGCCGAGTAAACTCTTACTCGCCCACACTTCGGCCGAGTTTACGCCGTTGGAGGCGCTGAAAAATGCGTCTTGTTCACCGTCGCCCCCGTCACCCGTTTCGATTCTAAAAGAGTTAATTCGGGCGGGTTCCTCTTGTATTAAAAACGAGGTACTCGAATAGTCCAAACTTGCCCCGTCATATTTAAAGTAAGTCATATACGCGCTAAACTCTATGCCGGAAAAACCCGCCGAAACATCGGGCAAAGGAGGCAAGGTCCACACGAGCGGGTGGCGAACAATATCAACCTCGGACCCGCTACCGAATAACCCGGCGCGGTGCATAAATTCGTCGGTATTCTCGCCCCCGTGGTTCGCGGTGTGTAAACCTCCGACCCTATCGACCGCGTCGTCGCCGTCGCCTTGGGTAACAATCGCCGCCTCGGGGTCGTTACCTATTGACGGAATAATGAAAGAGTAAGTACTCGCGACGGTGGTCCATTCAATAGCGCCGCTTTGTTTTAGATATTGGTAAGATAAATCGCTTTGTAAATTTCTCTGTATGTTTATTACATCGCCACTCCCGGAGTGAACGAGGTCCCGTTTTAAATAGTAATCACCGACTTTAATAACGAACTCACAAACAGCCTTTAAACCTATGCCGTCGGGCTCAGTTATTGAGTAATCGTGTCGCCCCGTTTCGGTGAGCATAAACTCGCCTTTTAGAGTTAATTCGTTCCCGTTTGGGACGTGGATATCGGCGTTTTGAAGTTGTCCGATTGGGCTAATATCGTCGTGAGGCGAAACATAGTAGGGGTAAAAATCGGGGCTATATATGGCCGTGGGGCCGTAATTATTGATACCAGCCCCCAATGTAGAAAGCCCCCCGCCGTTATTTAAAAGGGGTTGAGGTGGCGCTTGTAAGACCACCGTCGACCCTCCGTTTACGTGGACCGACATAGCTCGCTTTATAGGGTAAAGATAAGAGTCAGTTAAACCGCTCAGAGGTTCGAGTTTGGCGCCGTTTATATCTACAACGACGGTCGCCATTGTGTGAGAGGTGGGTGAATAACCCCCGGCCAACCTCGCGCAAGTAGGAAAACAAAACGTCTCCGGGGTGTCGGTGTCGCTCTCTGAGTGATTAACCGCGCCGGGGTTCATAAAATGCCACTCGCCCCCCGATAAAAAGAGGCGGGCTTGAAACACTTGTAAAATATGCTCTAAAACCTTACCACAAGAGAGCCCCTTTTTATTTATAAACTCACCGCCGAGGGGGTCGGTCGATTCGTCCGCTTTGTAAAAGGTCGGTGATAAAACGGCGGTATGGTGGAGGGGTGATTGCTTTAAGAAAGTAATCGGGTTAAGTTCGAGGCGGTGTTCGTCGTGGGCGTAGTTGTAAACATACTCACGTAAAAAGGTTTTAGCCTTCGCGTCGGTGGTGCTGAACGTTGTCCCGGGGGCGGTCGAATTATTGTAGAGAGCCCAACCCCAAAGTCGAGCCGTTGGTAATTTTTCAAGGCAACGCCCGACCGTTTTCGCGAGAGTCGCCTCGTCGTCGTAAAAGGTCCCGTTCGGGTGAATATAGTCTAATTGATTGAGCAACCCCAAACCGTCGACGGCCGTAATTCTTAAAAAACTATTTGGCTCGTTGGTGAGGCTCTGAACTCCGTCGGGTTGTATTACTCCGAACCACTCAGGGACCCACCACCCAGACGGGTCAGTATCTTGCACAGTCGACGACCCGCTCGAGTTTGTCGGGTGTGGTGCGTGTTTAAAAAGGGCCACCGCGAAACGGTTCTCGAAACCTTTCGCGAGTTCTATTTTTAATTTCTCGCGGCGGGTGCCCTCAAGTAAAAAATCGAGGGTTAAAGTAGACTCGATAAAAGGCGCGCTCATCGTGTCGCTTTTCCCGGACCAATCCAACGTGCAACCGTCGGGACCAAGGCGAAACCCTTGAGGGTCTGAGTCGGAAAAGTTAAACCCGTCGAGGGTTGTAATACTATCTAAAATCTCGACCCGCCAGGCTTGCCCCGCGTCGTCAGAAAATTCAGAGAAAAACCTCCTAAAATATCCGGAGTTTGAAAGGGCTCCGAGGTTCGTCCCGTCGTAGTTAAGTATTGCCATAGTGTTAAATTACTCGGCGCCGTGCGAGGGTTCTATTTGTTCGCTCGTTAGATAGGAAAATGTCACGGCCCACGAGGCGACCGTTTACCGTCATATTATCGGAACCACCGCCCCCGGCCATATCTAAAAATTGCCCCATCTTTTCGAACGGGACCACGAACTCGCCGCGACTGGCGGGGTTCTCACCGATAAGGGCGAGAGTCGGCCCTAAAACGGCCCCACCGCTTGCAAATTTTGAAATACCCGCGAACAAACCCGCAACGATACCCGGAGCGGCGGCGGACTTAGCAAGCCCGGCCCCTCCCGCCGTGGCGAGATTGTCGGCCGAAGGTGCTAAAAAGGTTGTAATTAAGTGACCGATTGCGAGGCTTATGAGTTGTTTAATTAACCCCATAGCGAACTCTTTAAAGGCCTCGCCGAAAGTTTTAACGCCCATAATAGCGTCGGCGAAACCGTCACCAATACCTGCGAGGGCTTGGCCGCTTGTCTCGCCGAGTTTGAACATTAACTCGGTGAGGTTGAGTGTATCGGTGGCGAGTTCGGGGTCGAGAACAACAACCGGGTCGTCGTCGCCCGTGTCGCCCGTGTCAATTGACGGCGCGTCGCCTGAGTAACCCCCGCCAGATCCGCCACCCATAAACCCGCCAGCTTTGTCCTTTAAGGTTTTAAAGCCCGCCGTCATTATAGCGAAGTAATCAACCCCCGCGTCGGTGGCGTCCTCTTGTTGTGTAAGTAACCCGTCAAAAAATGTGCTCGCGGTATCGGCGACCTCGTTAAAAAAGCCACTCAGGTCTGAGTCGATTCCCATAGCATTAAGGACAAGGTCCATTATCCACCCTATTTTTTCGAATAGGAAAAGAAACGAGTCAACTATTTGCTTAATAACTAAAATAACAACGTCCAACAACCCCGTCAAAAACCCCCTCCAATCACCGTCGAACAGTTTAACAAAAGCCCCGAGAAAACGGCCAATAATAGAAAACACACTCTCGAAAATATCCATAACATGAGAGAGAGAACTCGTTCCAAGTTCGATAAAATCGTCGCCCCACTTTTCCCAAATGTAAATCACCAGATCAACAACCAACCCAACGAGCCCAACAACGAACCCGACGAACTGATTAAACGCCTCGAGGACGGTGTCTAAGAACCCCACCCCGGGCCCTTCGGTGAAGTATTTGACTATTTGCTCCCAATTGGTATAAATGAGATACACGGCCGCCCCAATAGCGGCCCCGGCGGCTAAAATAGGGAGCGATATCGCCCCCGCAATTCCCGCAATTACCCCCATTAAAGAGGACAATTTACCGATTATAAAAAGAACCGGACCGATAGCGCTCACGATTCCTATAATTTGTAAAATATTGTTTTTTTGCGCGGTCGAAAGGTTCGTGAATTTCGACGCGAGCCCGCTCACCGTGTCGGCCAGCTGTTGAATTTTAGGAAGTAGCAATTCACCGAACGCAATCGCGAGCCCCTCCATTGCCGAGGACATTTCTAAAAGGGCGCCTTTCGTGGTGCCTTTTAAAACGTCGGCGGCTTTTTGCCCGGCCCCCTCGGCGTTAAGTAATTGGTCGTAAAAATCGGCCGTCTTATCGCCCGCGTTGCTTAATATTGGCGCGAGAATTTGCGCGCGTTTTCCAAGTAACCCGAGAGAACCCTCAAAATCGAAGGCCCCGCGAGAGATTTGTTTTAACGTTTCTTTAACTGGCAACCCCGCGACACGTATCTCGGTAAGAGCGATTTTTAACTTGGTCCCGGCGTCGGCCCCGCTGATTCCGTTGTTGGCCATTATACCGAGTAAACTGGTCGTTTCCTCGAGACTAAGCCCGGCGTCGTTGGCTATTGGCCCGACCTTTTCCATTGAGGCGGTAAACCTCTCGAGGTCGAGCGCCGTCGAACCAAACGCGACGGCCATCACGTCGGTGACTCTCGTCGCTTGACTGCTGTCTAATTGAAATTGAGAGAGCGTTCGCCCGACTGACTCGGCGGCCTCGCTCAAATCGTTGTCGAAGGCTTGCGAGAGGTTTAAAATCGCGCCCTCCATTGCGATAATATCGTCAGGCTTTACGCCTAATTTGCTCAACTCCAATTGTAAGCCCGCAACGGCTGACGCTGAAAAGGCGGTCGTTGCTCCGAGACGTTTCGCCTCGCTCTCGAGTTTGGCGAGTGCCTCCTTAGTGGCCCCACCTGATACGGCGGCGACCTTTGCCATTGCGAACTCGAAGTCGACGGCGGTCTTGCCCGCGATACCCGCCAAAGCGCCGAGGGGGGCCGTTAGTCCCATCGTAAGACCGCGACCAGCTGCGGACATACTCGACCCGAATTTTTTGAATTTCTTCGACGCTCTCGCCAGGCCTCGAGTGAAAGCCTTCGAGTTAAGTCCGAGAATTATCGCGAGTTTACTACTTCGAGCCATTTTGTTTTTTTAGTGTTTTTTCAAGTTCGGACCTCATCGTCTCGACGTCGGCCGACGTTAAAACTTCGCTCTCTTTTTCGGGTAAGTCGTAGGGGTAAAAGTCGGCCGTTTTCGCCGGGCTTTTTCCTTTGCCTTTATTGATGTTTACCAAAAGAGCGCACACCGTCGCGGTGTGTTGCCATGCCATACGCTCACGAGTTTCGTGTCGGTATGTGTAGGCCGCCAGTTCGGCAAAGGTCAAGTCCCAAAAGTCGCGGGGTAAGATACCTAATTTTAAAGCACTAAAATAAAACTCTCGCCAAGTTATCGGGGCGGTTGAAGGCCCCGGGGTTAATTTCCCGGGGCGCCCTCGTCTTTTTTGTCGCTCGGTGGCGACATAGATTCGACAACTTTTTCAGCATATCCCGCGAGTAAGTCCTCGTTTTCACAAGTGAACGCGGCCCACGTATTAAATGAAGGTAAAAGTTTCGAGGTTTTCCCGACCCTTTCCAAATGATTAACAGCGCCCCAATATAAAATTCGAGGTATAAACCCGAGGGGGTTAGTTGTCATTTGTTTCTCAAACTCGTTAAGTTTGATTCCTTCGTTTTCAGTTAGTAGCCTGAAAGCGTTCATATTAATAAGGCAAGGAAATTTTTTATCCCCGACCGTAACGTCGAACGCTCCGCGCAAATTGTTTGGGTGCATAGCTTTTAATTTAAATTAATGCCCAAAAGTAAGTCTAACCGTTTAAGCCGCTGAGAGTGCTCCGTCGCCTTTTAAAGTCACCGAGTAAGTGGCGAAGTCGTCGACTCCGGCGCTTGCCTCTATTGACTCAATGAACGCCGTGCCCTTGTAACCTCCGCCAGCTGTTCCCGCCGCGCTTGTCGCGTCTTGGAAATATACGCCGACTTTTGTCCCCGCGATTGCGAGGTCCATTAAGTTGTGAAAACCGTGCTCGGTTGAAGTACCCGACCCTGCGTCCTCATCGTCAGCCGTTGCCAGATCAATAAGCCCGTCAGCCGAAAGAGTAAACGAAGAAGTTCCCGCGAAAGAGTTAATAGTTCCGCCGTTCGTCGAAAGAGTTCCGCCCGCGTTTACGGACTTGGTCGCCGTCTCGACGGTTGCGTTGTTGTAAGAAAGTGAGCAAGAAGTTGCAAGTCCTACGAGACGCGGTTCGCTCCCTGAAGCCGCGTTGTCATAGTCTAAATAAATTCCGACTTTATTCCCTGATGTTGGTATCAATGCCATTTTTTAAAGTGTTAAATGTGAGGCAAAAATCGGGTAAAAAAAAGGTTTTTATCTTGTCGGCGCGAAAGGTAAGCGCGAAAAAAAGGGGCTCGGTAAGTACTGGCCCCGTTGGTTTTTCTACGTTCGGAAAGTTTAGGTGTACATATACCCGCGAAAGGTCTAAACCCGTTAAACGCTCTTAAAATGCGTTTACGGGGTTTTCCTAAAGTTGGCCCATATTGTTGGAAGTGAAGCCCGCGCACCCGCTTTTCGGGTTCCTTAATTCCATAAAATCGCCGCAACTTTTACAGGTCACGTCCGCCCTAATTTGCCCCTCAATAAATTTAATTGTAACGGCTTTTTGTTCGACGTCCTCGTCGTTGCAAGTGCAAAAATACAGTCCCATTTTTTTATATAGTTGTCGCGGCGGTGTGTTGTAATAAAATATTAAACCCGGCCTCGGTGACAAAGATATCACCGTCCTCGATTATATCGGTACGGAGTTCGTTAATTGCACAACGGTAAACGAGGTAACTGTTTGAGCCGACCGTAAAGGACCCGTTCAAGCCGTCGAGTTTGTCCCGGACAATTCGCCCGATATTTATCGAGTCGCTCAAAGTATTCGATAAACAAAAAACCGCGAAAGTAAACTCGTCACCGTGCGAAGTCTTGCCGAGAGTTTCGGAAAAGTTGGCGCCCGATTGTTCAATAAAAACGGCGGGTAAGCCTTGACCTTGCTCTCTGATATACGGGTAAACCTCGGCGGCGACTTCGGCCGTTAGTGGTGCGTGGTTCTGTAATTGGTTATAAATTAAATCTAACATATTAACGGGGGGCGTTTCGGTTCCAATATTGAGAGACAAATTTATTGCTCTTTTCTATTATTCTATTTTGCATTTTATGGCCGTAATCGTCGAGGGTTCTCTTAACAAAAAAGCGGCCTTTCGTTCCGCCGTGCGATATGCTCGAGGTCCTCACAAGACCAGATCCGGCCGGGTAGGTAAATTTTCCGCTCGTGGTTCGGGTACCGCCTCGGGTTCCCAGCTCTGCAAAGTGGGCGTGAGGGGCTCGTTTCTTGCCTTTATATCGGGGTCCCAACCGGGCCACCCAGTCGCCGCGCCTTTTCCATACGAGCGTAACGATAGACTTACGCAAGCGTCCCGAACTAACCGGGGCGCGGTTCCTCATAGCTTGCCACGCCGGGCGCATTGCTTGGCGCATAATTTTTGAAATCGCTTTTTTTTGTGGCAAATGTTTCATGCCTAAAAATAACTTGCGGAGTTTTTTCGACCCGAGGGGGTCAAGTTTTACGTGTACGGCGGGCCCTTGTCCTTTCATTACTCACGTCGTTCGGTGGTTATTTTCAACCCAACGCGGCGGCCTATCTCTTGCAAGCCCGTAATATAAAAGTAAGTTAAACCGCCGCCGCTCTCGCGGTACCTTATGCGGTGCTTTGTATTTAAGTCTTGTCTAAATCTTATCGTCCAAACGGTGCGCAATATCTCGACCACTTGCCCGGCGCTTGTAACCTCGGACGACATGACGTCGGCCTTACCGCCCCACACACTGGCGAGGGTGGTCCAAGTCTCGACCACTTGCCCGAAGTCGTCGCGCGTTGTTGTCTGAGTTTGGAGGTCAATGTTTCGGTCTAACTTTCCAACGTTCACGGGTAGCGCTTTAAGGTTTTTACAAGGCTCTCAAATGCGAGAGGCATAACGTAAGGGCGAAACCCTCCACTCGTTACCGCTTGGCGGTTTTCGTATAAGTGTGAGAGGTATATAAGGGCGCAAACTATGAACGTCCTCGGGACTTGTGAAGGTTGTCCGAGACTGTCCTCGTCGGCCGCCGTTGCAAAAGTGAACTGATACGGAAAGGGGTCACTCTCTGAGACGTCGCTCGGTATCGTAAACGTAGAACGGGGTTTAATAACCGACGGCGAGGTCGTTGTATAAAGACGAAAATCGTCGTTACTCAGGGCCGAGCTGGCGCCGGTATTGGTGTCTTTAAAATACTTAATCGAAGTAAGTGACGACGCTTTAAAAGGTAAAACTAAAACGTCTGGTATATTTTTGAGGTCGACCGTTGCCGTTCCATCGACAAACGTCCGCCCCGTAATTTCTTGAATGTATCTAATCGAAGCCTCGGCCAATAGTACAACGTGGTCACGGTCTGAGCCGCTCGGCGTTATATCTATGCGTAAATGATTTTCGACCATAGTCTCGCCCCCTAAAAGGGTCAAAGCGTCGATAGTAAATTTTTGGCGTACTCTCATATCAATACAAAAAAAATGAAAACAACCCCGGCCGTATTGCCGGGGTGTTTTCTAATTATTAAAAACCAGTATTAAACCGGGTCAGAAACGAAGTACCCCGCGCTTGCCGCGTGGCCCGTCTTAGCGTTAGCGTAAACGTTCATAATTAGGCGAGTGATGCCTAAGTGAGCGCTCGTGTATTCGTCAACAACTAAGTCAGCCCCTCCCCAATAACAAACGTAAGTGTCCGCCATGTTAGCCAAGAAAACCGGCTCGAGAGTTGCCTCGTTTGTGATGTTCGTAGTAGCCGCCGTATTATACACCTCATTATAAGTGTTGTAAGACGTGTCGGTTAAAAGTCCGGCATTACAAAGTGATGATGCAAGAGCCTCATAACCCGCGATTTTATCGCCTTGTAAAATACCGACTCCTGAGTTAAGAACCGCCTCAGTCACACGAGCCTCAGCCATTGAAGCGTGAGAACCGAAGAACTTCGCGTCAGGGCTTAACCCGTTAGCGTCTCCAATAGCGGCAATAAGGCCGTTAATGTTTTGGAACCCTAAACCGGCAACAACCGCCGCGGCCGTTTCTTTACGTTTCATATACGTACCCGTTGCGATAACGTTCTTGAAAAACTGCTCGTCGATTAACGCGCCCGAGTGCTTACGGAATTGGTTCGCAACAACTGAGTCAAATGCGCCCGAGGACATATTTAAAGCTTGTTGTGAGATTGTAATCATTGACGCCATTTTCACGGGGTCAATTTTTACGCCGCTCATAGCGTCCGAAGCGCCCGCCGTGATAACTTCACCGACTACGCTCGTCGCGTTAGTTGGTAGACTTGGTAAAAGAACCGAGCCAGCTACGCCGGTGATTCTATTCGCGCCCGCTCTTTCGAGTAGTGAGTCAGGAACTAAACCCGCAAGGACACCTTGCTGAGATTGTCCGACAACGTTCGAAGAACTCGAGACGGTGTTCGCTCTTTTTTCCATTAAAGCAATAGGAATTTGAAGAGTCCCGGACGGTGAAACGCCCGCCTCTCTAAATTCGCGCTGTGCCTCTTGGTGCATTTCAGCCTCTAAGCCTGAAAGGTTTCCACGCCCGGCCTCACGTATCGCTTTACCGATATCGTACCCTTTGCGGTTGCCTTGCATTTCGTCACTTGATGAAGTAGAAACACCCGGAGCGACGGCCACGGCCTCACGCTTTAAAGTTTTTTCTAATTTCTCAGAGCGCAAAATTTGCTTGTCGAGGTCCTCGACTTCGTTCATAATTTCCTCCGAGCGAGTGTTCTCGTCGTCAGACATTTCACGACCTTCGGCCGTTGTAACAATGGACTCGAGGGCGTCAATTCGCTCGCCTCGGGCCTCTTTTAATTGTGTTGTACTTTTCACGTTTTTGTGTTTTGTGAAGTTAAACTGTTTAATTTAGCGCGTATTAAAAAGGCCCGCGCCGAGGGGCGTAATAAATCGTTTTCACCTCGCTCGCTTGTTTCGAGGGGTGTAGATGGCTCTTCGTCCTCTTTTAGAGGGTCAAGGTCCATAAGTGTATTAGAGTCGTTTAAATCGCCGTTAAAATCGTCTTGAGAGCGTAAGGCGACCGAAGCCTCCGGATATGCGCCAGTCGTTACGGCGCTCACGTCGATAAGACGCCCGACCTTTTCGATAGTTCTAAGGTCGAGGTCGCCGTCGCGGCGTTCCCAGTTTTCAGCCTCCACAGTAAAAGCGAAACTCGAGCCGCTTACGATTCCGCGCTTCATTAACTCGATAAGGTCGCGCCCGGTAGTCGTGTCCGGAACGTCGAACCCGTATTTTAACCCGCGAGAGTCAACCGACAAAGAAAGGCCCGCGCCCACTTTTGCCAAGGGTTGCCCCGAGTTATGGTTTACGCACGCGACAACGTTGTCAGCGAGTCGGCCCTCAAAGGCGCCCGGTGCGATAACTTCGGCGAAACGTTCGGCGATATTTGTCTCAGAGTTAAAGACGGCCGCGTAACCTTCGACGCGACGAACGCCGTCGACCTCGCGAAGTTCAACGCCTTGCATATTGTCGGCGTTAGTTTGAAGGGTGAAACGCCTCTCGACGTTATGCTCGCCCGGGGTGACGGGGGTCGTTTTATTGCTCATTTGGATCTGGTTTTTGTGGGGCGTCGTTTTCGCTCATAGCTTTAAGCGGTGCAAGGTTGACTTGCACAAAATGAGTGTCGCCGCCTTCGACCGGGTTAAGGTTCTCAAGTTTTTCACGGGCCTCGTTTATTGAGACAATTCCGTCGCGAATTAACGCGCTGAAATACTCGCCGCGCGTTTTAGCGTCGGCGCGTAGTAAAGAACTAAGATTAAACCGTACCTCGGTCGTGCCCGCCTCTTTAGTTGTTAAAAGTTTGACGGTAATTTCTTGCTCGATTGAGCGAATAAGTGGTTGTATTGTGTAGGTTGCAAAAAAGATTCCTTGCTGCTCGACGTTCGAAAAAGTGACATTTGTATCGAGGCCAATAATTGCGGGGGGCACCCCGAAGATGCGACACACCTCCTCGGCCTGGTATTTGCGAATTTGTGTAAGTTGCGACGTCTCGGGGTTCGTTCCGATACGGTCGTACTTCATGCCGTGCTCGAGTATTGCGGTCGAGTGTTGGCCCGCTTTTCCGTGGTTGCGAGAGTGCCACGCAAAATTTAGGCGGTTGTATTGTTCTTCGGTGAGTGAGTGGTCGGTCGTAATAATACCCGAAACATTCCCGCCGTTTTCGAAAAACGATAAGCCGTAACTCTCGGCCGCCTTCGAAAGACTGAGGGCGTCACTATGCAAGTCGCTTGAAACGCCTCTAAAGTTTCGAATTATAAAAAGTTCATCTAAAAGGAAAACGTCGTCGGACCCGGTGAAGTGATACGCCGCCAGCTCGTCGTCGCCGAGTGTAGTCGGTCGAGCCGTTGAGGCGTCAAGATATTGTAACCCTAAAACGCGGGCCGTGTTGTCTCGGTGAATTAGGGCGAACCCTTGCCCGTGAATTAACGAGTCCGAAATCATTTTTTCCCACAGTTCGAACGCCGTAACGCCCTCGAGTGGTGAGGTCTTTAAAATATTCGTAAGGGGGTGAAATAGTCGGGTCTGTTTTAGGCCGTCGACCTTATATATATCGACGTCCAAACTTGCAACCGTCTGAGAAATTTTTTGAATACACGCCCGGACAACCGAGGACTCTAAAACGTTTGAAGTGTTTACATTGGTCCCGCCCGAAAGGCCGCCCAAAGTTCCCGCGATA